GGTGGCAAAGCTCCAGTGCAAAACGGGCACGAAGTAAATTCCTGACCGCCTTCCGTTTCCATGTCTGCACCCGCCCACATCGTCAACCAGCGCGCCGCCGAATACGGCGTCACGGCCCGCACCGTGCGCAACTGGCGCTCCGCCGGCGCGCCGCTGGCCGATGCCGCCGCCCTCGCCGAATGGCTGCGCGTCCACGACCGCCTCCCCGATCGCGCCGCCCGCGTCGGCGAACCCGTCGACGCCCGGATCCAAGCCGCCCTCGCCACCGACTGGACCGCCCTGGAAAGCGCCGACCTCGCCCAACGCCGCGGCGACCTCGAAACCTGGTCCGCCCTCGCCGGCCGCAAGATGCGCGCGGCCCTCGATGCCGAGGCCCACGGCGAATTCACCCGCTGGCAAAAGATCTACCTCGCCTTCCACGGCGCCGCCCTCCAAGCCCGGCTCGCCCAGGCCAAGCTCGGCATCGACACCGGCGACCTCATCACCCGCGTCGAATGCGAGCGCGTCCTCCACGCCTTCATCAACCGCCTCTGCCTCGGCATCCAGCACACCCGCGACCACCTCGCCGCGCGCCTGACCAACATCCCCTTCGAGACCGAGATCGCCGACCACCTGGAGACCGCCCTGATCACCCGCGCCCTCCTCGATCCCGTCAACGCCGCCCTCGCCCACGCCGCCGCCATCGGCCTGCCCCCCTGGGTGCCCGCCGCCTGCGAACGCGCCATTGCCGACCACCTTGCCGCCGGCCTCGACCAACTCGCCGCCCGCCGCGCTCAAACCCTCACCGATCCCCAAGCATGAACACCGACAAGCAAACCAAACCAACGGACACCTCGGACTCCCCTCTGCTTCGCCCTGTGGCGAAGGAAGGGGCCAACGCTGAAGCGAGCGCGAGCAAAGCGACGGAGGCCGATCCCGGCAGTCCGGTGCGCCTCAGCCTCGAAGTGATCGTTCACCTGCCGCACGTCCCTGCCTCCGAGCGCGAGCGGATTGCCCGCAAGGCTCGCGAAACCATGGAGCAGGCCGTCGCCCTCCCGTTCCGTCACTGGGAGACTCGCATCACCACCGGAGCCGTTTGGCTGCCTGCCGCTGCGTCTAGCTGCTAGCTCCCTGCCTAAACCCGCCATGCACCCCGAAGACCTGAGCACCCCGGCCGTCCGGCTACGCGAGCCCGCCGTCGACTTCCCGCACGAACTCCTCGACCGCCCCGAGGACATCGCCCGCGAGGAACTCCAGGCCGTGCTTGGTCGCGCCGTCAGCCCCGAGGACACCCGCCGGCTGTTCGTGTGGCACCTCAGCCGCCAGCACGCCGACTCCGCGGCCGAGTGGACCGTCCTGGAGCGCGTCCTCCTCTGGATCGGCGGCGCCCGCCCGGCCGACTACCGCGCCACCGGCCGGGGCGCCAGCCGCCCCGCCGAGACCGAAGCCGAGACCAGCGAACGCCGCGTCGGCCTCCGCGCTGCCATCGCCCTGGCCGAATTCGTGCCCCACGGCCAGCACGCCTACAGCACCCGCTCCCTCGCCAAGATCTTCGGCGTCAGCCACGGCGAAGTCTTTCGCCTCCGCCAAAACCTCCGCGCGATCACCCCGGCGCAAGAGCCGATATGAACAGCGAAGACGCGAAGGACACGAAGAAAGGCAAAAGCATGAGCAAGCCAAAAACCAAACGCAAACTCGCTGCCGTCGCTACTGCAAAAGCCAAGTGCCATTCGGATCAGCGATTGGTTGGGCGCATGTCGGCCAACGATTTCAAAACCTATCGTGCCTCAATCATCGAAGAGATGGCGCAGCGGTGGCTGAAAAATCCGAGCCTCCTCGGAGCTGCCCGCGTGAGAAAAGATGGAAGTCCTATCTCGTGGAAATGGGGAAAGCTGCGAATCCGATGCACAGCAGTCCTAAACCGAGTGAAGCAACTTGATACGCCGAACAGTGATTCTGCAACGAAAGTAACCCATGGTGTTCGTTTCCCCGCTTCCCGCTCCCCGCTCCCTGCTTCGTCCTCGGCTTCCTGATTTCCTGCCTTCCAAATTCTTCGCGCCTTCGCGTCTTCGCTGTTAAAACCCCATGACCCTCTTCCCCGACCTCGCCCCCGAGCCCGTCGCCAGCGCGCCGGTCGATGCCCCGCGCCGGGCCATGCCCGTGCCCGAGGTCTGGCCCGATTCCTGTGAAGAATCCGGCGCCCTCCTAGGCCTTGCCGCCCGCGGGCCCGTGCAGGCCATTATCACCAGCCCGCCTTACTGGGCCGTGCATCGCTACAGCCCCAACGATCCGGCGGAAATCGGCTGGGAACGAAAGCCCGACGCCTACGCCCAGCGCCTTGCCATCCTGTTCGCCAATCTTCGCGACACCTGCCTCACCCCGCAAAGCACCCTTTGGATCAACCTCGCCGACGTCATGAACGACGCCGAGTGGGGCATCCGCGACAAGTCCCTGCCGGAAAAGACCCTGCTCGGCCTGCCTTCGCGCTTCCTCCTGGCAATGCTGTCCTATGGCTTCACTTGCCGCAGCGAAATCGTCTGGACCAAGACCCGCGGCCTTATCGAAAACCCGACCGACCGCCCCACGCGCACCGACGAGCGCGTCTTCCTCTTCAGTTGCGGGCCCGGCTACTACTTCGACGCCGCGGCCCTCAGCGAACCCGACGACCTCGGCGGCCGGCGCAATGGCCGCAACCAATGGTCCCTTGCGCCCGATCAGGACTCCGCCGCCTACGCCCGGCACCCGGCCATCATGCCCAGGGCACTGGCGCAACGCTGCATCCTTGCCGGCACGCGCCCCGGCGACCTCGTGCTTGATCCCTTCTGCGGCACCGGCACCACGCTGGCGGTCGCCTACGCCCACGGCCGCCGCGCGCTTGGCCTCGAACTCAATCCCGCCTACGTCGCCCAAGCCCGCGCCCGCCTCGACGCCACGACCCCGGGATTCCCGCTTTGATGAATTTGGAAGGCAGGAAAACAGGAACCGACGCATGACGGCACAACTTGAATTCTTCCGCACCGCTCCGAAGGCAACGGATGCCAGCATCGACTGGGACAGCGTCACCGGCCTCGACCTCGCCAACGACATCAGCCTGGCCAAGCGGTGGGAACGTGAGGTTAACCGACCCTTTGCCCGCCGCATCAACAAATGGCGCCGCCGCATGAAGAATTCGTCCTCTTCGCGCCTTCGCGTCTTCGCTGTTGGTCTTCCCGCTCCTAGCTCCCCGCTCCCTGCTGCCTGTTCCTGATTTCCTGCCTTCCAAATTCAATGTCTTCGCTCCCGCCTCCCCGCTTCATCGGCACCCTCGAATGGGCCGAGCGCAACCTCCGCGTCGGCGACGGCGCGTTTCGGGCGGCCGACTTCCCCTGGCTCGGGCCCATTGCCCGCGAGGTCGACCGCCGCCGCGGCTGCACCTTCGGCCTCATGTTCCCGCCGCAGGTCTTCAAGACCCTGTTCCTCCAGATGCGTGCGCTCCGCAACATCGCCGTTGAGCCCGGCCGCCAGCTCTTCTACTGCCTCAACGGCAAGGACGCCGCCGATCTCGCCGACGAAAAACTCTGCCCCCTGCGCGACAGCGTGCCCGCCGTCATGGCGCACTTCCCGCACGATCCCGATGCGCGCGGCGGCAAACAGATTTGGAAGGCCATCGACGCGCCCTTCAGCCTGCTCGGCGCCGAAAATCGGAATCACCGCAACAGCCGCTCCGGCCGCACGATCTACCTCGACGAACCCTGGCAATTCGAACCCGGCTGGATTCCCGAGATCATTGCCCGGTCCGATTCCTACCAATGGCAACGCCAGATCATCCTCGCCACGACCGCCCCGAGCGTCGATGACGAGGTCGATGTCCTCTGGCGCACGTCGAGTCAGATGAATTGGCACGTCGTCTGCCTGCACTGCCGCGAGCGCGTGCCGCTGGAATTCGGCGAACCCGACTCAACCGGCGGCATCAAGTGGGACAGCGACGAACACACCCGCGAGCCCGACGGCTCCTGGAAGATCGAGGTCGCGAAGCTGACCGCCCGCTGGCATTGCCCCGCGTGCAATCAGGTCACGCTCTACGATCCTAAGACCCTGCGCGAACTTAACGACCCCGCCCGCGGCGCCGGCTACATGCAGGGCAATCCCGCGCCCGACCCGCAAGTCCACTTCTGGCGCGGCAACGCCTTCCTGATGCGCGACTGGCGCCAGCTCGTCGGCGAATGGCTGGCGGCCTGCAACGCCAAGCGCCGCGGCAGCCTGGAGGCCACCGAGGACTTCTACCGCAAGAAACGCGTCGAGTCGTGGGATCCCATGAAGGTCACCCGCCGCACGAACGATCTGCCCGTGGGCGATTACGACCTCGGCGACCCGTGGCCCGACGAAGGCAAGATGGCCGACGGCGCCCCCATGCGTTTCCTCTGGGTCGATGTGCAGCGCGATCACTTCTGGGCCGTCGCCCGGCAATGGAGCCCCAACGCGCAAAGCCGCCTGCTGCACTTCGAACGCCTATGGGAAGGCAGCCAGATCGAGGCCCTGCGCAAGCGCCTCGGCATCCCGCCGAATCACGTCGTGCTCGACGAGGCCTACAACGCCGACCTCGTGCACCAGATCTGCACCGCCTACCATTTCCTCTGCGCGAATGGCGTCTCGGCCAAGGCCTTCCCGCATCACGACGGCGTGCGCCGCATCTTCGGCGAGCCGCGCACGATCGACCCCTTCCTCGGCCGGTCGAATCAGGGGATGCAATGGTGCGTGGGCTTCCATTACGCGTCCGAAGGCGCCAAGGACCGGCTCGACACGCTCCGGCAGGCCCGCAGCGCCGACGGCAAACCGCTCTGGACCATTGCCCGCAACTCGCCCAGCGAATACGTCGAGCAAGCCTACGCCGAGGCCAAGATCCGCAAGCGCCACCCGAAGAACAACGGCTGGTTCTACGAATGGAAGAAACTGCGCCCCGACAACCACGCCTTCGACATGGAGTGCGGCCAGGTGATCAGCGCCAGCATGTGCGGCCTGCTCACCGCGACGAGCACGGCGGAGAGTGACGAGTGAATTTGGAAGGCAGGAAAACAGGAAAGGAATGACCAATGATCAATGACCAAGGACCAACACCGAGGACGGACGCGGAGTATAACTTTAAGGCCCGCGTCTCGGAGAATCCGTGCCAACCCAACGAACATTCGGAGTCCATGGCGAGTTTGTGCCGCCAGCTCGAACGCGAGCTTGCCGCGGCCAACGAGCGCCACCTTTACTGGAAAGGCGTGGTGCGCGGCGCCCGCTTTGAACTGCATCAGGCCGACCGAATCACCACCGAGGAATACGCTGCACTCTGCGGCGATTCCGATTGCCGTGATTATGTGGATTCCATGGATGTGTTGCGTGACAAGCTGGCCGAGGCCCACGAGCGCATCCGCCGGCTGGAGAAGGCGGGGGATGCAATGGCAAAAGACTTTTCGCATTTCTGGACAGACCGGAACTCTGTCCGCGATTGGCCAAAAGCCAAAGAGGCCAAGCCCTGATCCCGGCCGGCTTCCTGCCTTCCTGCCTTCCAGATTAAAACGCCTCACATGGTGACATGAACAGCGAAGACGCGAAGGCAGAGCAATCTGGATCGCGGGGAATATCGCTCGGGAACAGCCCCCTTGGCCTTGCAGCCATTTGGAAGGTTCCGGCGCCCTTCGCGCCTTCGCGCCTTCGCTGTCCAATCTGCCCTTCCGGCCTTCCTGCCTTCCAGATTGACTGTCTTCGCGTCTCCGCGTCTTCCCTCTCCGCGTCTTCGACTGCCCACCATGGACGGCCGCGGGACTAGGGCATGGCATTGGCTACCGTTCCCGCGGGTCCGTTCCTCGGGTGGACCGCGACCGAGATCAACACCCGGCTCGCGACCCTCAAGGCTTACCTGATCGCGCGGACGCCCGGCGAAGGCCAGATCACCAGCGCCAGCGTGAACGGCAAGGCGTGGCAATACGATCCCCGCGGCGGCATGACCGTCGCCGAGGAAATTGCCGCCCTCCAGGAAGCCCTCGCCTGGGTCGATGACGACGCCCTCGTCATGCCCAACGAACAGGTCTTTTCCGCCCGCTGACGGGCGGATGCAGGGGGCAGGGAGCGAGGAGCGGGGAGCGAAGGCACGAAGGAAGGCAAAGGCATGAGCATCGAGGAGCAACTGCGGAACGATTCCGAGGCGTGGCGGCGCGTCGGGTCGTTTCACCTTTCAGACGTCTTGCTGGCCGGGGCCAATCGAATCAGGGAGCTTGAGCAGCACATCAAGCGTTTGGAGGAGGCGGGTGATAGGCTTAACACATTCCTGCCCGAACGGCGTGAGGTGTGGTCCGAAGCCAAGCAAGCCAGGCCATGATTCCGTCCGGATTCCTGCCTTCCTGCCTTCCAGATTGATCCGGTCTTCGCGCCTTCGCGCCTTCGCTGTTCCACTCCAAGCTCCTAGCTCCCTGCTCCCTGCGGCGGCCCCGCGGCCACCATGGACGGCCGCCGCGCTAGGCATGTCGTCGCCGAAGTCCGCCGCCCGTCCGCGCCGCGTTGCCTCCCCGCGGGGGAATCGCGGCGCCGGCCGGATTCAGGCGGTCGCCACCGATGGCAGCAATTCCGGCGGCGTCGGGCAGTTTCTTTACCCCGGCTCCCAGGACGGCACGCAACGCGGCTGGCGCCCCGAGGTCGGCCGCGATATCGCCCGGCTCGTCACGCAATTTCGCCATCGGGCCATGGTCTCCGATGGCCGCTACATTTACACCAGCAGCGGACAGGTCCGCGGCGCGGTGAAGGAAAAGGCCGATTACACCATCGGCTCCGCCTGGCGCCCCGTCTACCTCGGCGCCGACAAGGCCTTCGCCGACGCCTTCAATGCGACCATGGCCCGCTGGACGGAGAACTGCGACCTCCGCGGCCGGCCCTTTTCGCTCGCCCGCAACGCGCACATCGCCTGCAAGTCGTTTGATACCGACGGCGACTTCTTCATCCTGCTCACGCAGAACGAGGCCGGCGAACCGCGCCTGCAATTCCTCGAAGCGCACCGCGTCGGCTCGCCCAATGGCGAAACGCTTCTGCCGCTCGACGTGCGCCTGCCCAATGGCCGCCTGCTGAAGGCCGGCAGCATCTTCCTCAATGGCATCGTGTATGACGACTACATGCGCCCGCTGGCGTATAACCTCGTCCAGCCCGACGCCTTCCTGCTGCCCTACAGCGCCCGCGTCCGCGATCAATACCAGTTCCTGCCCGCCGAGGCCGTGATCCATGGCTTTGATCCCGAATGGTATTCGCAGGGCCGCGGCATCCCGAGCCTGATCTACGGCATCCTCGACTGGTATGACCTGAGCGAAATCCGCGAGGCCGAGAAGATCGCCACGAAGGCCACCGCCCGCGTCGCGATGATCGAGAGCAACGAATCAGGCCGCGCCGGCCTGCCGAACGCGCATCTGGCCGCCGGCTCCGGCGTGACCTCCATCGACGACATCGACACGCGCAACAAAGTCATTTCCGCCGGCCTGATCCGTTACTTCAAGGCCAACGCCGGGCACAAGCTCGAAGCCTTCCAGCCCGAGCGCCCGAACCGCGATTTGGCCGACTTCCTCGATCACATCGCGCGCTCCGCCCATCGCGGCCTCGGCTGGCCCATCGACATGCACGACATGAGCAAGATCGGCGGCGCCGCCGTGCGCTCCGTCATGGGCCAGATCCAGCGCAGCGTGGCCCAGCGGCAGGACGCCCTCTGGACGCCGCTGCTGTCCGCCGTGCTCTACGCGACCGGCGCCTTCCTGGGCACGGGCGCGCTGCCCTTCACGCGGGATTGGTGGAACCTCGGCTTCACCCTGCCCAGCAAGCCCAGCGTGGACATCGGCCGCGACAGCCAGAACCGCCGCGCCGACGTGGCCATGGGCCTGCGGTCGCTCAGCGAGATCGCCGAGGAAGACGGCAGCACCGCCGAGGAACTGCTCCGCCGCCGGGCCAACGACTGGCTGCTCCGCGAACGCATCGCCACCGAAACCGGCGTCCCGCCCACGGCCATCTTCAACCCCGACGTCGAGGTCGGCCAGCCGATGGAGCCTCAAGTTACGCTCAACGACCCCAACGCATGACGCCTTACCCCCGCATCGCCGCCGCGCTCCTGTCCGCCCGCTGGTGCATCACGCCCGCCGCGCTCGCCGCCATCCGCAACACCTTCGAGGCCGCCTGCGCCGGCCGGCTGCGCGCCGATGAGCACATGCCCATGCCCGGGCAGCCCGACGATTACGAGGAGGCCGAGCCCGTGATGGACAAGGGCATCCTCGTCGTGCCCGTGCATGGCGTCTGCGCCCGTTACCTGTCCGCGATGGAAACGGACTGCGGCGGCCTCGACCTCAACGACACCGAAAAGACGCTTCGCGAAGCGCAAGCCGATCCGCGCGTGCAGGGCATCGTGCTGCATTTCAACTCGCCCGGCGGCACCGTGACTGGCATTCCCGAGCTGGCGTCCCTCATTCGCACGATCAGCGAGACCAAGCCCGTCATCGCCTTTACGGATGCGCAATGTTGCTCCGCCGCCTACTGGCTGGCGAGCGCCTGCGATTCCATCGTGGTCA